CAGCAGCCTCACGATTGAACATACCACGTTCACCAGATTTACTATCGTACAACGCAAGCCATTCACGCATAAACGTACCCATCTCAGGCTTGCCCTTGTAGGCTACAGAGTTGTTAGCCAAGGCACGTTGGCCCTCGTTCTCCCACCATTGACCAGACTTAGCATGTGCCATTTGGTCGTCGTTCAAGTTCGACAGACTAATCAAAGCTGACCGTCTGACTCCCCCCACAACTACAATCTCACCAATCTTACACATCAGGTCGTGACACTCGATAGGAAACAGTCTGCGTCCCTGTGCTTTCTTGAAAGTCTCCACAGTGAAGCGAAACAGGTCATCGAGGGGTTGTGGCCCAGATGCTCTACCACCCATCGTCTTGAGACGCTCACCAGCAGCACGAACTTGTGACATATCCCACGTAGGAATCTGCCCTGCATACAGTAACGCAATCAGTTCGCGAAGTGACTTAGCCCAACCGGGCTTCGAATCGCCAACCTTAATTACAGTATCTGTCTCGTGCATAGCGTCACTAACTACAGGCAGCTTGTCTACATTCTCACGCTCTACCGAAAACCCAACACCTGTACCACACATAAGAATATACATACACTCATCGAACGAACGTGGGCTATCTACAGGGATATAAGAACAGTTGTATCCTGAGATGTTGTCACGAGCAAGAGCAGGGCCAGATGTCATCATGGCTCTCATGGACGGCATCACTTCGAGGTTTAGGATAGCCTCGCGAATCTCCTCTACGTCCTTCTTAGGCAGTTCATAATTATGCTTCCCGCGAACTTGATTGACCATGAAGTTGACATAACGGTCAACCGTCTCGTCCCAATCCTCACGGCGTTGCTCGGAATCCAGCCAACGTGCATAACGTGACTTGTGGATAAATTGTTGATAGGTGGTTGGTAACATATTACTCATTGTCTTCTCTTTCCTTTGGATAATATACGTGTACTTCACTGTTACAATTAGGACAGTGTAGGTTAGTTGCTATGCTATATTCAGAATCTTCTTCTGATATATCGTGGTCTCCGCCCCAGATTAATTCTGTTCTGCAATGCCAGCAGTTCATTCTGTCTTCTCTTCTATTAACTTTTCGAGATACCACTGGGCTTTTTTGAGGTCTTGTAGTTTGCCTTTGTATCTGTATCGCCAGACGTACTTGATGATGTTCCCTTGTAGGTATTGTTCAAAGCCTGTACCCGTCGCCGCCCTGATTGCTTCAATGCACTCGATACCTGCCTGATTGTAATGGAAGGGTTTGTCAACCATGTCATAGCCACTATATGCCTCTTTACCTGCTTGTTCGTTCTCTTCTATCTCTTTCATGATGTTCATGTAACTCGTCATCGGTTATCCCCGTCTCCGCCTATCTTCCCACGCCTAGCACGACTATTCAGCTTATGTATATTACCTTGCGCTATATGCTGCAAATTGTAACCGATATCATTAGCCAATGCTGCACAATACCATAACACATCACCTATCTCACTTGCAAGTTCTCCCTTTTTGAGTTCAAACCCTTCAACATCGTAACCGTCACGTACAAATTTCTTTACCTTGTTAGCAACCTCACCAGCTTCACCAGCTAGGCCAAGAGCAGGGTAAGTTATCTTGTGACTATCAGGATAGATAGCGGTCTTAACTGCTTGTTTTTGATAGTAATTTAGGCTCCACTGGTCTTTCATTGCTTCTCTCCAAAATCTACCTTAACTATATTGTCCTCACGGGCAACCACCTTGTCTATAATTTCATCAGTTTTATCACTGTTCAATTCTTTTTTGAACGAGTTTGCCATAGCTACAAAACTAAGTCTAGCCATACCAGCATCCCACACGCGGTCAAAATCATTTTCCATCATCTCTATGATACCTGACAAGATTACCATACCAGCAGGCACACTTTCTAAATCAACTGTGTTACCCTTCGTGGTATCGTAAGCTGTCATTGAGAAAGAGTCTTCATCCTCATAATTAAGAATAAGATAGTATCTGTTTGGAAGCAAGCTGGCTCGTTCCACCTGATTGTTTATATCATCCATCTTTTAACCACTCCTCCGGGATTGCTTTCTCTGCCCACACAAAGTTGTGCTTGGTTGCCCAAGCAGCATAGGTGGTCTTACTACCTCTGTAAATTTTGTTTTTCGCGTTGAGGAACACAAACCGAATATCGAGGTCTGGGTGTTGCTGTTTGATAAGCAACATCTTAACACGGTCCCCCTTATCTAGATGACCCTTGGCTTCTATGTACAACTCTTTATGAGGGATGTAGAAGTCAGGTGTATAGTTACGGGGCTTTGGTATATACGTTAGTTTCTTCGATTCGTATTCGAATGTAACGCCTTTTTCTGCGAGAGCTTTGGCTATGTTAATTTCGAACATAGACCGATATCTTGTGTTTCTCATAATTCTAGCAGGGGAAATGATGTCTTTGCCAGACTTAGCCTTTTTAAGAGATACTGTTCTACTTTTGGTGTATGCTTTTCTAGGTAGTTTAGTTCTTCGCTTAAGAGCATTGTCGGTAGACATACAGTAACGCCCATCCTCAAGTTGTGATTGATTTGTTGAAATTGTTCTTCGATAAGAACTATGTCCCTAGCTTCTGTGTCGGAAATAAGATAGCCAGTGTCGCTATAGTTATTGCGTAAGGTGAGGGGCAGCGATGTTTCCAATCCGCGAACATGCACGGTTGCTGGGTCACCGCCCCTCTCCTCATGTGATTCCACATAAACACACCGCAGGGCTGGATTCATAGTCAGCAACTTCCGTGGGTATGTCTCTGTATATAGAAGGGGCATTAAATGCTCCTGTTGACTATCTTGGTGTACCAAACTTTCGGTGGGAACTTAGCCTTAGATGTAATCTTATCGTGGTACTCTGCTTTCTTCCAGCAGTGTTCTTTGAACGAACAGAAGGTGCAGGTCTTCGGCATCAGTTTGTTGCCTGTGTAAATCCTCTCGCCTTTAACGGTGTAGGATTCGTCAGTTGCCTCGAAAGGTATCTTGAACTTATCATCCTTAAGAAGGCTCTCCACGCGGCTCCTAGCGTCAGCAATGTACCTTTTACGGTCCTCTTCTTGGTCGGCAGGTGCTTCTACAAAATCCCACTCACCGGATGACTTGTTGATAGCTATCCAACCACCAAACGGCATGTCCTGTGACTCTGAATATAGAAAACCTTGCATGACGTAACCAAAGGGGTCATCCTCTTTGATTACCTCATAGCCACCACGGTTTGAGAACTTGTTGTCGAAAGACCACGGGCTAGTTGACTTAACATCCCATACTTTATCCTGACCATCGTTTAAGATGATGTCTAAAGTTCCTTTAACATCCGTGTCACCTAGTTTTAAATTACACTCCCGCTGGGTATCAACGACGGTAACTCCCGCAGCTTTCATAACGAACACTGCAATAGCTTCAACAAGGTCACCCATGAGAAAGCGCATGATATCATTATATGCAACCTCTTGGGTGTGACCTTTCTTTTCCATCTTCTGCTGACACAGTGGACGGCCCAGACCTGACATACGAATACGGT